ATCACCGAGGTCAGGACCCGCATCTCATCCGCGTGGTCGTCATTGTGGGAGGAGATGGCTCCCATCACCGTGGTGGTCAGGAAGTAGATCAGGTATAGGGCGATACTGGACGGCACCCCCACCCATGAGATGAACTTCATCCACATCGGCATCCCGTTCACGACCGACTCGCCTGTCATGGCTCTGGTTCCTCTGGTTTCTCAGGCTCCACGATGGGATAGCCGTCCTCGTCCGTCCAGTCTGCTTCTATGATGTGCTGGTCTTTCCGATTCGCCACCACCATCCACGACACCGTATCGGTGCAGGTCGCTTCCTCACAGTCGATGGTCAAGGTGCTGCCGGTGACGGTGCCACGCACATGGAACCAGCCGGTCTCGTTGGAGGTGTAGCATTGCGCGTCCCGGCAGAGTACCGCCCAGGTGCCCGCAGTCATCCCGGCCGCATCATCTAAATCCACCGTCGCCGCGCCGTCAACCAGCGTCACGGTCCCCCGATAGATCAGATCGGCTTGCGGCCCTTCAATAACGCTGTGGACGAGAAGATGTGTGTCAGTCTTAGCTGGGAGTGGATGGTTGATGCGGAAGGTGCTGCTTGCCTTTGTCACCGCCCCCGCATCAGTGACAGCAAAGGTTCCGGTCCCCGAACTATTCCGAATCTGCAACGCCTGACCGGTACTGGTACCGCCCCCAACAATTCGCACCCCCTGCTCACCACTTGTGTTCTGTGTTACATGCAATCCAGTCCGACTCGTTGCGTTGATACGGAGCTTGGCTTCGCCACTCCCAGGTGCTACGCCGATGCCGACGTTATCCTCCCCACCATTCACGTTAAAGCAGTTCACATCGTCGTCGGATTCTATCCGGAAATCAACATCACCCCCGTCATCGTTGCAGGTAACGGATCCAGTGGTATTCAGTGTCGTCACCGTCGCCGCTGCCGCCGTCGATCCCCCGATGACCGAGTTGTTGACTGTCCCCCCGGAGATGGTCAGGGCATCGGTCACGCGGGCATCAGCGAGGGTGCCAGAGGAGATGTTCGACGCATTGAGCGTGGTCAGGTTCGCCCCACTCAGGTCATCAATGATGGTAGAACTCAGCGGGCCGTTGATCTTCCCATCCGTGCCAACCAGGGCCACATCACCGGTACCAGCATTGATCCCCCCGCCCACATCGAGGGACGAAGCGCCTGTGCCGCTGATCGTCAGAGCGGTGGTGACGGTGACGGACGCAGGAAGTCCTACTGTAATCGACGCGGCACCATTCGTAATATCCACCTCGTTGGAGGTGCCAGTCAGTGTGGCAAGCTGCGGGGCGGTGGTCCCATCACCAATAGGGATCTGTCCGTTCGCCGCCACACCAAGCGCCGTGATGGCTCCGGTGCCTGCGCCAAGCAGGAGTCCACCATCGGTCAGCGAGGTCGCACCAGTGCCGCCCTGATTGACCGCGACAGTAGTTCCCTGCCAGGTCCCAGACCCAATGGTCCCTACTGTAGTCAGGCTGGAGGTGACCACAGTCGACGCGAGCGTGGTGCCGGTGATGTTCGCCGCCGCGAGGTAATACGCCCCCTCCTGGCCGTCCAGCTTGTCGGCATCCAGGTATTGCACATACGCCGACCCGGTAATGCACGCAAAGGGCGCATTCGATCCCCGGCTGTAGGTATGCAGCCCGGTGATGGTGTAGGTGTTCTCCTCGGTGACGACCGTGTTCCCGGAGAGATCCGCGTCGGTGTTCGCAACTTGGATATCAGCCATTTACGCCTCGATATAGGTCAGCGCCCCGTCCACCGACTGCGCCCCGCTCAACTCCATGTTCAGCAGCGTGGCGGCGGAGGTCTCGAACCACCCCACCGGATTGAAGGGCAGCACGATGGTTTGCCCCGCCGTGGGTCCCATCTGTCCAGTCAGCGCCGTGCCATCGGCCCCGTCCTCGAAGCGAATGGTCACCAACGTGCCGGTCATGGTGATAAAGAGCGCGAGGACACGGATCTTCTTCCCGGACACCGCCGCAACCAGGGTGTTGTTGCCGCTGGACGCGGCGTCAATCGCGGCGTGCTTGACCAGTTGGATGCTGTAGCGGTCCTGGAAGTCTTCCTGTGTTGGTCCTTCGGCCATGGGGGCCTCCTATTCTGTGTGCAGATAGCGGTAGTCGTAGCCGGGGGCACGGTCGCGGTTGAAGCGCCCGAACTGCGCGAGCACGGGGCCGAACATATCGAGACCGAGCTGGGAAATGGGCGTTGGGTCGTCGTCCTTGCCGATCTTCAGCAATCGGGTGGCAAAATCCGCCACCGGACCAATCGCCACGTCGGGATAGGCGAACGTGCTGGAGGCCGTGATGTCATCGGCGGCGATGAGTCCGTAATAGCGCACCGTATGGGTCGCGTTCGGGAGCGGTCCCCAGTAGATGTCGGTTCCGTTGGTCCAGTACCGCTGCGGCTTGCCCGTCGTCCCGAGCGACCCCAGCAGCAACCCGAGCGCCGTCTTGTCGTTCTGGTCGCCGGTATAGCCGACCCAGTCGAGATCCCACGCCGGACGGCTCGTGTCCGGGTCGAGGTACTGGAGCCGGTCAATCCGCAGCAGGCCGGTGGGGAAGGTGGTGGTCTCGGTGCTTGCCGCCGTGGTGACGGTCGAGGCCGTCGATCCGTAGGAGTTCGGTGCGGTCGCGAGCAGCGCCTCGAGATGGTCCTGCGCGACGTTCACCGCCCGCAGGGAGAGGGTGACGCTGCTCTCCCCGCTCTGGAGCTGGAGCCCCCGGTCCATCGTCTCCATCACGTCGAGTATGGTCTGGCCGGTCGCCATCGTGCTCAATCCCCCGCATGGTGGTTCACGAACTTGCTTCCGTTGGAGTGCCCACACATACTCATCTGGATCTGGGTATGGCGCCAGCGTTCGGCACCGATATCCTCCAGTTCTCCCTCGCGTGTCTGCTTCGCCGACGCGGTGTCACGCTCGGCCTCCTCTTCAACCCGCGCCCAGTAGGCTTTCCCGGAGCCCCACTTGCGTCCGCTCTGCTCGTAGGCCACGGCAAACACACGCGCATCCAGCGGGACGTAGCGTCCGTCGGAGGTTTCCACGATGAAGAGCAGGAGCCAGCCGGGGCAGAGATGGTGCTGGATGCGCGGGCGTCGGTACCACACGAGCCAGCGTTCCCGGACCGGATGCCAGGTGGCGTCCAGATCCGGGTGGAGGCGTTGCAGTTCCTGACGAAACGTCGTGGGCGCGTACTGGACGCCGAAGCGATTCGGATGCCAGTAATGCAGGCTCGTGTCCACTGACAGGGGTGTCGGGTGTGAGACCGGCACCTCGATGGACGCTGACATGGCCTACCCGAAGACTTTCAGTCCGAACTCCCGTACCCGGTCATCCTTGCTGGTCTTGCAGTGCTTGATCATCCGGGCGCGGGCCAGGTTGTAGGACTGCCGGGATTCCGGGCGCCAGTTGGTCGTCCAGCCGTCAAGCGGGCACTGGAGGACGCCCTTCTCGACATCCTCGATGCAGGCGTTCGGGAGGTCCTCTTCGGTCTTCACCCACGGCGGCTTGAACTCACCCTCGTCGATATCGAACAGCGACACGGCAAAGCGTTTCCGATCACCGTCCTCGGTAAAGTAGGTCCGCACATGGCCCGAATCCGACCCGATCCCCCCCCGGTGCGGACGCCCTTTGCCATCCCAGGCGTGCATGGTGGGGAACGTCGGAGACCCCCGCTCGGCGAGTTTCCGCCAGCGGGCTCGCTCATTCAGGAAGATCGTGCAGGCATTGGCAATCCGCTGCAACCCGATCCAGGTGACGCCCTTGTGCTCCTTGAGCTGCTCCAGTTCGTAGGTGCGCCCGAGGACCTTCTCGACCGTCACGGGGTTCACACCCTCCGGGAGCGGTGATTGGAGCGCCGCCAGCGGCGACTCGCCCATGTGCTTGACGAAGAAGGCGTTTTCCTCTTCGCTGTACTTGGCCGGGTCAAATTCTTCCTTCTTCTGAGCCATGCGCCCCCTTAGTAGGTGTAGTTATTCCGAACCGGCTTCAGGATCACGCTCACCGAGCACTCGAGACTGGTGACGGTGCCCGTGATGTTCACCGACAGCTGCTCACCCTTGTCTATCAGGAGATTCGCCACGGTCGAGGTCAAGGTGGCTTGCACCGGCACATTCACCGTGCTGTCGAGTGCAAACGCCGAACTCAGGGCCGTTGTGAGACTGGCCGGGGCGGTGGCGGAGGCTGAAATCCCCACATCCAGCGTGCTGCTGCTGGCGCCGGCCACACTGTGCGTTTCCCGCACATCCATGATTTCGTAATCCCGATCCGCCACGAAGATATGGACATCGGCGGCTTCTCCTGCGGAGGTGCGGTACTGCACGAGGACGGGTGCTAACTTGGCAACAGCTTTAAGTCCCATGAGGCTCCTTCTGGCGAAGTGACAGGGGAGGGACCATCATCCCTCCCCCCACCTACTCAGAGTTTACGACTCCGCAACGTCTTCGATCTTCGCCCCCGCAGCGGGGTTGTCCGAGAGCAGTTCGCCCTGCCAGTACCACGCCACCTCGAAGGTCGCGTTGGAGGTCTGGCGGAAGAACGGCGTCCCGTCGAAAATCTCGGAGATGGGCCGAGGGGTCGCGTTCTCACCGTGCCCGATGTAGAAATGCTTCTTGTCGAGTCCGATGATGGTGTTGGCCGCAAAATACGGCTCGGCGTGCCACGGGTTGCCGCTGAAGCGGTAGATGGTCCGTCCTTCGCCGCCATCCTTCCCCTTCTGCTGCGCTCCGCCTTCACGTCCCACCCCGACGTTCCCATCGAACGGCTTCACGGACCCCAGCGCGAAGAACGAGTCTTCCCGCAGCAGTTCGTGGTAGCGCCGGATGATGGGGAGGTTCGAGATGTAGGTGTTCAGGGACGCGCCGCCCTTCTCACGCACGGCGTCCTCCAGCTGCATCATCAGGTCCTCGGTGAGGGCGCGATTGGTGCCGCTGTTGGAGAGCACGACCGACTGCCAGAACTCGTTCCCCGCCGTCGAGCGGTTGATGCCGCCATACGTGCTTTCGGGACCCGAGGGGTTGCCGTCGTCGATCACGCCGAGCAGGCCGTTGGTGTGATAGATCGCCCCGGACTTCGTCGTGTTCTCGATGCAGAAGAAGTCCCCGGCGGCGGTGCCACTGGGGGCTGCCCCACTGAACGTGATGGTCCGGTTGATCGGATCGACCGCCGTGACCGTCCGCGAGGCGGCGAGGTC